CATTAACTATAGGAATTTTAGGTAAAGAAATTATTTATGATAAAGTATTAGGTTATGGTACTTATAATATTGTAGATATATTTTATGATATGTGGGGAAATATAATAGCAATTATAGTTGAAAGATGTTGGATGGATTGGCGTGGTTTTGATAAAAATCAATATGAGCAAGATTATTTTGATTCTCAAATCAGACATAGAAAACATCGTAAAAAATGGTCATTTAAGAGTGTTGGGTTATTGAGGTAATTTTCCTTCAATATTTATAATAAAACCTAACCATGAACGTAGCTATTTATCCTGGTTCATCATCATTCTTCCCAGGTAACACACCTTTTCAATTTTATGATCAAGATTATGATTTTCAACAAGATGCTGATAAGGTAACTACATTTGTTGCTAGAAGATTAGGTTATCCTATGGTAGATGTTGAACTTCAAGATCTGAATTTCTATGCAGCTTTTGAAGAAGCAACTACTACTTATGGAAATGAATTATATGCTTTTAAAATAAAACAAGATTATTTATCTTTAGAAGGAGCATCAACAGGTTCAAATTTAAATCATGCTTTAATTACTCCTAATTTTGCAGGAATTGTAAGATTATCTCATCAATATGGTGAAGAAGCAGGAGTTGGAGGTTTAACAACTTGGCATAGAGGATCTTTAGTTTTAACAGCAAGTGTTCAAGATTATGATTTAAATGCTTGGGCTTCTGCAAATAATATTACTGGAGGAATAGAAATAAAAAGAATATTTTATGAAGCTAATCCTGCAAATATAGGATACTTTTCAGGAATTGGAGTAAATAGTTTATTAGATAGTTTTGGTTGGGGAAATTATTCAACAGCTGTAAATTACTTGATGATGCCTTTAAGTTATAATATTCAATCTCTTCAAGCGATTGAAATGAATAATCAAATAAGAAGATCTCAATATTCATTTGAATTAATAAATAATAAATTAAGAATATTCCCAATCCCACCAGCATATAATACAGATGTTTCTTCCTCAATTTCAGGAAGTAATGCAGGGTTATTATTCTTTCAATATGTAAAATTATCAGAAAGAAATGATCCAACAGCTGGAATCACAGGATCAGCTAAAATAACAAATGTTTCAAATGTTCCATTTACAAATCCTGTTTATACACAAATTAATTCAATAGGAAGACAATGGATTTTTGAATATACTTTAGCATTATGTAAAGAAATGTTAGGATATGTAAGAGGAAAATATTCAACAATTCCAATTCCAAAATCAGAAGTCACTCTTAATCAATCAGATTTATTGTCAGCAGCAACAAGTGAAAAAACTGCATTAATAGAAAGATTAAGAGCATTTTTTGATGAAACTTCAAGAACAAAATTATTAGAAGCAAAGGCTTCAGAGGTTGATAGTACTCAAAAATCATTATCACAAGTTCCACTAAATATATTTATTGGTTAATATGTGCGCATTATTTGGAGGTCAAAGAGATATTTCTTTATTTAGAAAAATGAATCGTGAGTTATTGGGAAATATTATTTCTCAACAAGTTGCATTTTATAAAGTAAATCTTGAAAAAACAACATCCAATTTATATGGAGAATCAGTAGGTAAAAGATTTTTTTCTGAACCAACTTTATTTAATTGTTTAATAGAAAGAACAGATCCAAATTTTGATGAAACTGATTTAGGAAGAGATTATAATAGAACAAACACTTTTCATTTTCTTGCGGATGATTTAAAAGATGCAAATGTTTATCCTGAATTAGGAGATGTTATTTTTTATTATGGAGGATATTATGAAATTGAACAATCCGTAGATAATCAATTAGTAGTTGGAAAAGACCCAGATTACCCTTATAATTCAGATAGTGGTTTAAATCCATTAAACCCATCACTTGAAGAATTTGGGTGGAATGTTTCTATAAGTTGTATAGCTCATTATATAAGTGCTGATAAATTAGGAATTTCAAAAGAACGTCAATAATGGTAAATAGAAGTAAAAAATATAAAAAACCAATCCCTAAAACTCAAAAAGAATTAGCAAATGAACAAATTGTTCCTTATGATGAATCTAGAGGAAACCCTAATAAAATAGATTCTTTAAATAGAGCAGAACAATTAAGTTTTAAAGGAGATACCACAAAACCTTTTTCAGTAGATATTGAAGATATTGATGAAGCTATTTATTTTTATTTTACCCAAGTTATAAAACCTTTTGTAATTCAAAATAATGAAAGAATCCAATGCCCTGTTATTTATGGTAATCCTGAAAAATGGCATCAAATCCAACAAGATGGGTATTATAGAGATAAAAATGGGAAAATAATGTCTCCATTAATTGTTTTTAAAAGAGATGATTTATCAAAAAATAGATCCATTGGAAACAAATTAGATGCTAATAGTCCAAATTTATATACTTCTTTAACTAAAAAATATTCTAAGAAAAATTTTTATTCATCATTTGACGTATTAAATAATATTAAACCTGAAACTGAGCAATATGCTGTAATAATTCCTGATTATGTTAATATAAAATATAGTTGTGTTATATACACATATTATGTTGAACAAATGAATCCTATAATTGAAGCTATAAATTATGCTTCTGATTCTTATTGGGGTGATCCTTCTCGTTTTAAATTTAATGCTAGGATTGATTCATTTAATACTGTTGTAGAAGTAACAGATGGAAAAGATAGAAATGTTAAAAGTAATTTTGAAATAAAATTGAATGGATATTTAATTCCAAATACAATTCAAAAAGATATATTAGCTGTTAAAAAAATTCCAACATTTAATAAAATGATATTTGGTTTTGAAACAACTTTTACAGGAAGTAATAAAACTTCTTTATAATTAATTTGGATTTTATAAAAAAGTATCTTATATTATATTTATAATAAAATTAAAATTATGGAAAATACAACAACAGAATTAGTTCAAAAACAATACCTTTCTCAAGATGAACTTTCATCAATTAAAAAATTAAATGAAGATAATCAAGAATTAATTATAAAATTTGGTCAATTAGAATTTCAACTTCAAAATATTCTGTCACAAAAACAAATTTTAATTAAAGAATTAGAATCTTCTAAAGCAAATGAAATTAAATTTTTTCAAAAATTAGAAGCAAAATACGGTAAAATTAGTATTGATCCTAATACTGGAGAAATTAATAGATTTTAATTAGTTTTGAATCCCTTTTAGATATTTATAATAAAACAATTATAAATTTAATCTAAAATGGGTCAAGAAACATTAATATCACCTGGTTATTTAACCAGAGAAAACGATCAATCACAAATTACCCAACAACCAGTTACAGTAGGAGCAGCTATTATAGGTCCAACTGTTAAAGGTCCTGTAGAATTACCTACTATTGTAACTTCATATAGTGACTATGTTAATAAATTTGGTGATGTTTTAACAAGTGGTAGTAATACCTATTCTTATTTTACTTCAATAGCAGCCTACAATTATTTTAATAATGGAGGTACTTCATTATTAGTAGCTAGAGTAGTAACAGGTTCTTATACCTCAGCTCAAAGTTCTACAATTAGTTCTAGTGCTGCAACACCTGTAAATGTATTTACTTTAAAAACAATTTCTAAAGGAGATATAATGAACAGTACTGGTTCATTAGATTCCTTAGGAGCACTATCAAGTGGTTCAGCAGATAATATTCGTTGGGAAATTGTAAACCCAAGTACATCTTCAGGTACTTTTAATTTACTAATCAGAAGAGGAAATGATGTTACAGCTGCAAAAGTAGTTTTAGAAACATTTACAAACCTTTCTTTAGATCCTAAATCTCCAAACTTTATTTCTAAAGTAATTGGTGATTATGTTTATAATTACAATTCATCAACAAATCAAATTGAATTAACAGGTAGTTATTCTAACAACTCAGCATTTGTCTATGTTGATTCAGTTTCATTACTTACTCCTGATTATTTTGATAATAATGGAAACCCTAAAGCTCAATATACTTCAAGTATTCCTTTAGCTTCAAGTGGTTCATTTTATAATGCATCAGGTTCAATAAAAGGTGGAGCTAATTTTTATAATACTTTAACAGCAGGTAATACTCAAGGAACAGACCCAGGTAATTATACAAATATGATTAATCTTCTTTCAAATAAAGATGATTATAAATTTAATGTTTTAATCACCCCAGGTTTGATAGATTCTTTACATACAAGTGCTGTTACAACTGTTATTTCAAATACCCAACAAAGAGGTGATAATATTTTTGTTGATGATTTAACTAATTATGGAAGTACTTATACAGCTACCATTTCACAAGCTTCAACACGCGATACTTCTTATGCTGCTTCTTATTGGCCATGGTGTCAAATCCAAGATCCAGGAACTGGAAGAAATGTTTGGGTTCCACCTTCAACAATGATTATAGGTGTTTATGCTTATAATGATCAAGTTGGGGAACCTTGGACAGCACCTGCAGGTATTAATAGAGGAGGATTAGGAAGTGTAATTCGTGTGGAACAAAAACTTCCACAAAATTACCGTGATGCTTTATATCAAGGAAAAGTAAATCCAATTGCAACATTCCCTGGATTAGGAAATGTAGTTTATGGAAATAAAACCTTACAACAAAAACCATCAGCATTAGATAGAGTAAATGTAAGACGTTTATTAATTGAATTAAAATCTTATATTGGTCAAGTAGCTAATAATTTAGTATTTGAAAGTAATACAATTGCTACAAGAAATATATTTTTAAACCAAGTAAACCCATACTTAGCTTCAGTTCAACAAAGAAATGGATTATATGCTTTTAAAGTTGTAATGGATGAAACAAATAACACACCTGATGTAATTGATAGAAATCAAATGAAAGGTGCTATTTATATTCAACCAACTAAAACAGCTGAATTTATTTATTTAGATTTCAATATTACACCAACAGGAGTTGCATTTCCTTCTTAATTTTTGAAATTTTAATATGTATAATAAAATTAATAACAACTATAAATAAATATAAAAAATGGGAGTATTAAGTCCAAACGAAATATTTTTTACTGCTTTTGAACCTCAAGTAGCAAACCGATTCATAATGTATGTGGATGGAATTCCTTCATATCTTATTAAAGGTTTTGGAGGTGTTTCATTTGAAAATCCTGAAATAACATTGAATCACATCAACGTTATGCGTAAAATCAAAGGTAGAACTAAATGGAATGATGTAACTTTAACATTATATAATCCAATAACTCCTTCTGGAGCTCAAGCATGTATGGAATGGCAACGTTTACATCATGAATCAGTAACAGGACGTGATGGTTATTCAGATTTTTATAAAAAAGATTTAACATTTAACGTTTTAGGTCCAGTAGGTGATATCGTTTGTGAATGGATCTTAAAAGGTGCATTTATTAAAAGTGGTAAGTTTGGTGAATTTTCATGGGATACTGAAGCACAGGCTGTCCAAATCGATCTTACTTTGGCTATTGATTATGCAATTCTCAATTTCTAAAAAAAACAAAACTAAATTTAAAGGGCTTGATTTTATCAAGCCTTTTTTGTATATTAAATTATATGAAAGTTTGTACTAAATGTAATACTCCTAAAGAATTAGATAATTATCCAAAAAATAAAAATCATAAAGATGGTTTCCATGTTTGGTGTAAAGGATGTGTTAAAGAGTATAAAATCCAAAATAAAGAAATAATTAAAAAACAACGTAAAGAATATGATAAACAATATTATTTAGATAATAGATCTAAAATCATGGAATATTGTAATAAATATTTTACTAATAGAGTAAAAACAGATATAAATTTTAAATTAAAATTAAGAATTAAATCAAGAATTTTTCACTCATTATTTGGTAAATATATTTCCAAATCAGTTTTAAATTTATTAGGATGTTCAATTAAATATTTAAAACAATATTTAGAACAGAAATTTATACAAGGAATGTCTTGGGAAAATTATGGTAAAGTGTGGGAAATAGATCATATAATCCCTTGTAGTAGTTTTGATTTAACAAATATAGAACAACAAAAAGAATGTTTTAACTATAAAAATTTAATGCCTAGGTTTAAAACAACAGAAATAGCAAAACAATGTGGATCTGATCAGATGGGTAATAGAAATAAATTAAATAAAATACTTTAAATTAAGCTTGCCTTACCGCAAGCTTTTTTTATCTTCCATATGTATAATCAACAATAAAGTTATATTAATGGAAAACCAAGTTACATCAACATCTACAAATTTCAAAACACCAACAGAAACAATTGATTTACCTAGTAAAGGTTTATTATATCCAAAAGATAATCCATTATCAAGTGGAAAAATCGAATTAAGATATATGAGTGCTGTTGAAGAAGATATTCTTACTAATAGAAATTATATTAATAAAGGAATAGTATTTGATAAATTAATGCAATCATTAATCGTAACCCCTATTAATTATAATGATTTAATAACTGGAGATTTAGATGCACTTATGATCGCAGCTAGAGTTTTAGGTTATGGTAAAAATTATCAATTTAAATATTTAGGTGAAGATATTAATATAGATTTATCTAAATTAGAAAATAAAAAATTTGATGAATCGTTAATCACCCCAGGTGTTAATGAATTTAAATATACATTACCAAATACAGGAACTGAAATTACTTTTAAAATATTAACTCGTGATGATGAACGAAAAATCCAAGAAGAAATTGATGGATTAAAAAAATTATCAAAAGAATTATCACCTGAAATATCAACTAGATTAAAATATATTATAACTTCAGTTGGAGGTGATAGATCTATTAAAACAATTCGAGAGTTTATAGATAAAAGACAGTTATTAGCATCAGATTCCAGGGAGCTGAGAAATTATATTAAAAAAATCCAACCTGGTGTAGACCAAACTTTTTTTCCCCAAGGCAGCGACAAGCCCATCACAATTCCACTTGGACTTGACCTTTTTTGGCCTGACTCAGAATAATATTGAAGAAAGACGCATAGCTTTTTATACACAAATCCACGAAATTGTATTTTATGGTAAAGGTGGATATGATTGGATTACAGTTTTTAATATGCCTATATGGCTTCGTAAATTTACATTCCATAAACTTAAAGAACATTACGAAGAAACCAATAAACCTTCAAATGATAATCAAGCTATTGGTGCTGATGGAATAGTTAAAAATAAAGAAGCATTTGAAAACCAATCAACCCAAAAATCTCCTACATTAATTACTCCCGGTCCTAGATTAGGAAAAAACCCAATAAAATATAGCTAATTTAAATTAATAATATTTATAATAAACTTATTAAATGGCTGATTTAACACCAGATGAATTAAATAAACTCCGAAAACAACTTGAAGAGATTGAACAATTATCTGCTAAATTTAATAGAAATATTAATACAGCTAATCTACATCCTATTGAAGAAAATGCAGGAGCCATTAAAGCTATATGGGAAAAATTAAATAAAGATTTAGAAGATTCAGTAAGTGATACTGAAGATTTAGTTTCAAATTTTCAAAAATTAGTAGGTGAAGTTAGAAAAACTAGTTCTGGTATAAATGAATCATCTAAAGGGTTAAGAGGTCTTAGTAGCATTAGTGAAAAATTAGTTAGCCATCAAAGAGGTTATAATGAACTTTCTTCTAAAGATATAAAAAACCTCCAAGAAAAAGCAAAATTAGAAAGAGATAGATTGATAAGATCTGTTGAATTAATTGATGATGAAAGAACTGCTTTAAACCATAAATTAGTAAATACAGCGGCATTAACCCCAGAATATGAAAAAATTTGGAATCAATTAATAAGATTAAAAGACACTCAAGAAACAATAAATAAATTAATTGAAAATGAAAACACACTAATCTCAGATTTAAACAATAATTTAGAAAAATCTTATAAATTAACCAAAAATTTAGAAGATGCTATGGGATTAGGGGGTTCTGCTGTTGAAGGAATAAATTCAGCCCTTAAAAAAATGGGTATGAATAAACTAGCTGATAAATTAGGTTTAGATGAAGCTAGAATAAAAATGAAGGATATTGCTGAAAAAGTTACTGAAGGTGGAAATAAAGTATCATCTTTTTCAGATAAATTTAAAATATTAAAAGGTGGTATTGGATCTGTAGGATCTTCTTTAATAACTTCTTTAAAAGATCCATTAATTATAATAGGATTTTTATCAAAACAATTTTTAGATACTTTACTATCAGTTGATAAACAAACAGGTGAACTAGCAAAAAATCTAAATTTAAGTTATAAAGAAGCTTCAGATTTAAGAGGGGAATTAGTTTCAACAGCAAACTCAACTGGAGATTTATTTGTAACTACAAAAGGTTTACAAGAATCTTTAGTAGCTGTAGGAAATTCTTTAGGAACAAATGCTAAATTAAATGAAAAAGATTTAGTTACTTTTACTAAATTAAGAGATCAAGCAGGATTAACCAATGATGAATTGGTTAATATGGAAAAATTAACTCTTGCAACTGGAGGAAATTTAGAATCCAATACAAAATCTATAATGACAGCAGCTGGAAGTATTTCAGCTTCTACAGGAGTAATGTTAAATCAAAAAACAATCCTCCAAGAAATTAGTAAATCTTCAAAAGCTACCCAATTATCCTTATCTGGAAACCCAGAAGCATTAGGAAGAGCAGCCGCTCAAGCTAAAGCTTTAGGTATGTCTTTAGAACAAGTTAATTCTATAGCTGATAAAATGTTAGATATAGAATCTTCTATTTCATCAGAATTAGAAGCTGAATTGTTAACTGGTAAAAATTTAAATTTAGAACAAGCTCGTCTTTATGCATTAAATAATGATATGGAAGGGTTATCTAAAGAGATAGCTAAAAATTTTGGAAGTGCTGCTGAATTCTCTAAAATGAATAGAATTCAACAAGAAGCAGCTGCTAAAGCAGTTGGAATGAGTAGAGAAGAATTAGCAGGATCTTTGGTTGAACAACAATCTTTAGGGAAAGTTTCAAAAGAAGCTTTTGAAGCAAGAGTTAAAGAAGTTGGTTTAGAAAAAGCACAAAAAGAATTAAGAGATGGACAATTTGATAAAATGATGCAACAACAAAGTTTACAAGAAAAACTTACAGCATCATTAGAAAAATTAAAAGAAGTATTTGTATCTATAATCCAACCATTAATGCCTTTATTAGATATTTTAGGAGGAGCTTTAAACCTAGTAGGTAAATTAGTTAAATTTACTGGAGATTGGGGTAAGTATATTTTAATGGCAGTTGGAGCTATTAAATTGTTTAAAGCAGCCCAAAAATCATCCTTATTAATGAGTATTGGTGAAGCTGCAATGACAGTAATCAAATCAGCATCTCAAATCCCAATAGTTGGATGGGGAATAGGAATTGCAGCAGCAGCAGGTGTAGCAGCTTTAGGATATAAATTTATGAAGGGTGATGATATTATGTCTCAACCTGGGTATGGAAAACGTACATTGCATGGGCCTGAAGGAGCAATCCAATTAAATGATAAAGATACAGTAATAGCAGGAACAAATTTATTTGATAAAAAAGGTGATGATACTATTTCTGAACCAGGTAAACCTACTGAATTTGGAATTGAAGATACAATTAGGGCTAATAAAAATGAAATTAAATCTAATCCTATAGTAACTCCAAATTCTTCAATAGATATTGCACCTTTACTAAATGAACTATCCGCTGTTAAAGGTATATTAAACCAAATATTAACTAAAGAAGGTAGTGTATATTTAGACAGTACAAAAATTGGAACCAGTTTAAATGTAGGTACTTCCAAAATCCAATAATATTTATAACAAAATAAAAATAACAATCATGGGCTTATTAGATAAATTAACCAAAATGGGATCAATATTTTCAGCAAATAATGGTGGTCCTATAGCTATTAATAATTTAGCTACAAAACAATCAAAATTACATGCTGATGGATCAACTCCAGGATATTCAATTAATGGGGCCAATGCTTCTAGTGTAAATAGTGATTATCAAGAATATCGAGATGGAGCAATAAATTCATTACCACAACCAAGCCAATTGGATTTGAATGGATTAACTCCTAAAAGATATTTGGATAATCTTCCAAAATAATTAAATGGGATTAATTGATCTAAAAACAAATTTAAAAAGTCTTAAATTTGGGAATGATCGTCAAGGTGGGGGTTCTAGTAACCAACCATATATTGCAAATCCTCTCCCAAATATAGACAAACAACTAGACAATCAAAACACAGATTTTCTTTTAAGGGGAGGTATTCGTGCTCCTCTTGATAGTCTAGTTGATATTTCCAGATTAACTAAATATTTTACAGATTTTAGATCTCCAAGTGGTTTATTTTTTATAACTAAACAAAATTTACTTTCTAAAACAGCAGTAAAAACACAAGCTGGAGGTAAAATATTAAATGAAGGAGCATATACTCCATTATCAACATTAACTCAAGCAGGAGTTAATGCTTTTGGAATTCATGTTAATAAACAAGGATTAAACCCCTTCCCAGGGGGATTAGGATCACTAACAACTTATTCAGATGTTGTAAAAGGAACAAATTCAAATTTATTAGGAGCAATAACTAATGTTTTACAAGGTAATTTTTTACAATCAAATAGATTAGTTGCTCTTTATGGAGTAAAAATTACTGGTGAAAAACCTCTTTATACTGCTAATGGAATTGTAAGTACTAAATTAGATAATGTAAATTTATTATCTTATCCTGGAGGGCCTGGTTCAGTTTTAGGAATAGGAATTACAAGTATAAAACTTGCTGATCAAAGAACAGGAATTAATAATCCTTTTTATGGTAAACAAATTTACAAATACCAATCAGGACTAGGGAATTCATTTACAAAAAGAACTCCTGAAAATGTTAAAAAACCAAAAGGTGTTTCTGATTTTTATTCTAATTTAGATCCAAAATCAAGAGAACAATTAATTTCTACTTTAACTTATGTTAGAACTAATCCATTTGAAAAAAGTGCTAATTATCAGTATGTAAGTGGTATTGGAGTTAATGGAGTTTATAGTTTTGCAAATGGCAAATTTGGAACGGCAACTACAGATGAATCGATAGGAGGAGTACTTGTTTATACCCAACAAGAAATAATTGATTCAAAACCATTTCAATATTCAGCTATAAATGGGTTAAAAGATTTTAGAAATAAAATTAGAGAAAGAATTAAAGATAATGAAGCTGCAAAAGCTTTAGGACAAACAATATTATCTGATTCTCCTGACTATTCCACTAAAAACATTGAAACAAGAGTTAATTTAGGTGACCCTGGAAATGGTTTTGGAAAAAATTTAACTTCATATTCTAAAGGATATAATGGATCTGGATCAGCAGCTCAAGGTTCATATGATAAAATAGCAGTAAAACCTTTATATAGATCAGATTCTCCAAGTCAAGAAGATACTAATGATTTAGTAAAATTTAGAATAGCAGCAATTGATAACGATTCCCCCGATCAAAAGGTATATATACATTTTAGAGCATTTTTAGATAATGTTAATCAATCTTTTGATGGTAAAATATCAAATCATGAATATGTTGGAAGAGGAGAAGAATTCTTTACTTATAATGGGTTTAGTAGAAAAATTTCATTAACATTTACAGTAGCAGCTCAATCAAAAATTGAGTTAATACCTATTTATCAAAAATTAAACTATTTAGCTTCTCAATTAGCACCAGATTATAGTAAATTTGGTTATATGAGAGGCCCATTAGTTCAATTAACTGTTGGAGGATTATTTTATGAACAACCAGGTTATATAACAGGATTAACTTATGATGTTCCTCAAGAAAGTCCCTGGGAAATTGGAATTGATGAAAATGGTGAATCAGATTCATCTGTAAAAGAATTACCTCATATTATAAAGGTAACTAATTTTTCATTTCAACCAATTCATGATTTTGTTCCTAAAAAAGCACAATGGGATAATTTAGGAAAAACACCATTTATAGCATTAACAAACGGAGTAAATACTAATTATTAATGAACCGTTACCAATTCATACCAACAATAAAAATAGATAAAATACCAATCTATAGAACAACACGTTACCCAGAAGTACCGTTACATGAAGACGATATTTATGTAACAACAGTTCAAGGAGATAGATTTGATTCTATAGCTCTTGATTTTTATCAAGATGAAACTTTATGGTGGATAATTTCAGTTGCTAATAATACTTTAAAACAAAATTCATTAATTTGTCCTGAAGGAATTCAATTAAGAATCCCAGCTAATGTAAATGAAATAATAACTAATTTTAATAGAATAAATTCTTAATGAGTAATTTGGTAGGGGAACCATTTGATGAATATGTTGCAAAACAAGTTTTGGATAGACAACTTATCCATGGCTCTCCTACTCGTGATAACTCAACATTAACTTATTTAAACGGGAATACGAGTTGGATAAGAGTGGTTTCTGGAGTATTAGTAAAAGATTTAAAACGATTACAAGCTTTAGGAATCAATGATAGCCAATACCTCAATTCAGGATTAGCTAAAAACTTTATTTTATTTAATGGAACCTCAGATGTAAATAATACATTATTTGGAGGAATAGATAAAACACAAAGTTTATTAAATAAAGTAGCTTATGGAATTGGTGGAACAGAATTTGGTCTAAGACCGATGCCTGGAGTTACATCGTGTGAAACAAAATTTCGTAATAGAGGTTCAATTAGAGAAGGAACCATTAGTTTAAAAGCATTTAATAGAACACAATTTGAAATAATTAGTTTACTTTATTTAAGATTAGGATTTCCAATTTTATTAGAATGGGGACATTCAATTATTATTGGGAAAGATGGTAAAGTAGATACAAACCCAAACTTTAGTATTTCATCTGATTTTTTAGATGGAAAATTTAAAAATGATAATGAAGTTTTACAAGCATTGGAAAATAAAAGAAAAGAATCTTGTGGTAATTTTGATGCCATGTATGGGAGGGTAGTTAATTTTGATTGGACATTTGAAAAAGATGGTTCATATAACATTACTTTAAAATTAATGAGTATTGGAGCTGTTGTTGAAGGTTTAAAAATGAATGTTTATACAAAAGACCAACCCTCAGTATCAAATGAAGAGGATGCTAATGATGAACAACCTGAAAATGATAAAGATTGGATTGTCAAATACAAATTTTCACATTCAATAGGATATACTTTATTTTTAGCTCTTAGAAAATTAACCTCAATTTCAGATGATTTAGGGATAAAATCAATTTCTGTATCTGAAGTTATCAAATCTTTAGCTGAAGATATTACTACAAGTGATGTTGTATTAGCAGAATTAGGATTAAATCAAGAAAGAAAATTTGATAGTAAAGATTTTATTTATTCTTCTGAATTAGATACATATTATATTAGAATGGGTACCTTTTTATCACTATTAAAACAATTAATCCCATCAAATCTTACAGATAAAGATAACCCATCTCCACTATTAAATTTAGATACATCTAACCAAAACTATATCTATACAGAAAATTTACAAATTAGTTCTGATCCTAGAATTTGTTTAGTTGGTGGATTTAAAATTAAACTACCAAATTCTGAAGATTTTATAATTCCTCAACTAGCACCTAATCCATTTAAAATTAATCTTAATGGAGTTCAAGTAGGACTGGTAAATAATATTTATTTAAATACAACTTTAATTTTACAAAAATTAAACGATTTAAAAGATGATAATGGTGGAGTGAGTTTTTATGATTTAATACAAAGTATTTTAGAATCTATAACCAAAGCTTTAGGAAATATAAATCAATTATCTTTTGTAGTTGATGAAAATAAAAACCTTGCCAAAATCATAGATGATACCCCAATCCCAGGAATAGAAAAAGCATTCCCAAATACATTTAGTAAAGAATCTCCAACATTTAATGTTTTTGGATATTATAATAATGGAACTTCAGCTGGATTTATAAGAGATTTTTCATTAAAAACAGAAATTACAAATAATTTATTATCTACTCTTACAATTGGAGCAACTGCCAATGGAACTGTTGTTGGAGAAGATGCTACTGCATTTTCAAAATGGAATCAAGGTTTAGAACCTATAATAAATAAAGGAATAGATTATCCAGATTCAAAATCTTCTAAAGAAGATTCAATACCTGTAAAAACAAAACAACTAATTTCAGAAAATTCTCAATTAACAAATGCTTATTATTTATATGAAGCTAAACAAACTGTTAGAGAAGGTAATAATGTTTTTGAAGGATTAGAAGTTGATAATTTAGATGGAAATGTTGATTTAGTTTCTAATTTTTTAGCATATAAAAAAAATTTAGATTTATTATCTACTCAATTCAGTAGAGGTAAAAAAATAGCATCCGCAACAAGTAGTAGAGGATTTTTACCAATTAATTTATCATTAACAATGGATGGATTAGCAGGTATAAAGATATATCAACAAATAAAAGTTGATACAGCATTTTTACCTATGGATTATCCAACTTCATTAAAATTTATTATTAAAGGAGTTACTAATAAAGTTGATAAAAATGGTTGGATAACTTCTGTTGAAACTGTATCTGTTCCTGTAATAGATACTTTAGAAGAAGTAACTCCAAACACTATTCCAACAAATAATACTAAAATAACTCCACCAAAACAATCAGAAGAAAGAGCTGAATCTAGAAATAATGTTAATGCTGAAAGATTAAGATCAACTTTAACTAGATTAGGTTATCAAGAAAAAGGTACTGAAATTGATAATAGTGGAGAAGATATAAGTGCTAATATTGAAAAAGCAGCTTCAAGTTTATTTAATACTATTAAACAAGAATTACCAAATCTTCAAATTAGAGTTACAGGAGGAAATGATAAGTATCATAAAGGATTAGGATATGAAAGTCGACATTCAAAAGCTAATGCAATTGATTTTACAATTGCTCCTAAAACAGAAGATAATCTTGATAAAGTAGTAAAAATATTACAAAGATATGCTGCTGGAAATGCTCCTAATTTTAGATTTATTGATGAATATAGAAATTTATCAAGTGCAGGGAGTGGAAATCATTTCCACATCTCCTTCGGTGCTGGAACAGAAGGACAAACTACTTTAAATAATGCTTTAAAATTAGTACAAGAAGGAAAAATAACACCTATTAAAATAACATGATAAAATTAATTGATATATTAAGAGAGATTAAGGTTAATAATCCAACAGTTCCTCAAAATTTTGAAGATTTAAAAGCAAAAATGACTTTATCAAATTTAAACTGGGTTCATGGTCCTTCTGATTTTCAATATTTAGAAGATAATTATCATTTAGAAAAATTTTTACCTATTGTTAAAAAATATAGAATTACTCAACCTCAAGATTTAGTAGATTTACTTGATTTATTTATATATGGTAGAAGTGAAGATGAAGAAGGAAATGTTTTAGATAGTTTTATTATTGGAGATAATAGAAAAACCAATTTAGATTTAGAAAAAATATATGCTGATTATCAAGAAAATTTTCGTTAAATGTACTACCCACTCTCACAAATAAAAACTAATCTTTATACTAATGGTCAAGAATTAGTTATAAAATTAAATAATCAAAATTATATAGGATATTATTGGAAAACTAGTGATGGAAAATATTTCAGTGGAAAAACACCACAAGATAAAAACATTCAAGAATTAAAATTAACTTCAACAACAACTTCTGAAAATTATTCTAATCTAACATCAGAAGCATTTGAACCTAAATCACAACCAAATTTAAATCCAAATTCAAGTCTTTCTGAAGAATATTTAAAATTAAATAATAAATTGATTAATTCAAAATTAATACCTACTTCATTTAATCCTCAACCAACAGAACAAGATTATCAATTTGGAGAATTTACTAGATATTTTTGTAAAAAAACAAATGAATTAATTTATATAGAAATTAATCAAGATACTTTTAATAAATTAATAAATAAAGATTCTAATTATTTATGGCAACTTTACACTCCATTTAAATACCAATGGATTATTTCAGGAGATGCTGAAGAATCATATAGAACTAATAAAAATATAACTTATTATATGATTAATAAATTTAAATTAAATTCTTTAAATCAATTTCTAAAAGAAGATTATCTTAAATTTTGGAAATTACAAAATTAAACTTATATTATTAATAAAGGTTATAAAAATAAATGTTATATTGGTTAATAGAAACAGAGGAACAATTACAAGAATTTAAAAATAAAGGTTATAAAGAAGTATTTTTAGAACCCATATTATTTAATGATAATATACACCCTCAACTAAATAATTTATCTGCCCTTTATATAAAACCGTTTAATAACGATAAAGGTTATTTATTATGCATTTCGCATGATGAAACATTTTCACTTGATATAACAGCTATAGAAATTATACTACAAGATTTTGATACAATATATGTTAGAGATTTAAAACAAATATCTTATTGGTTTCTTAATAAAAACTTACAACAAATATTATTTCATTCACTTCCA